AGGGAACATTGGTAGAACCTTTCACTTTAAAGCAGGCTTTCTTGGATATTATCAACTGGATTGATAAAAATCGTGCAGTATTTACGCAGCGATTAGAAAGAGAGCAAAAACTCAGATATGAATAGTAAATGACCAGCATGTTGAATGCTGGTTTTTTATTATAAATAATATAAAAATAAAACTTTAAAGGAAATATAATGAAAGGCACATTTAAATCATACTTGAATCAGCAAGCGGCTGAAAATAAGTATTCAAGATCTCCTTCTGAAGAAATACTTAGCGAAAAACTTTTTGGTGATAATAAGAAATATCAGTGTTATGGTGTAACTATCAATTTTGGTGACAAAGAAGTTGCCGACATTATGACAAAATCACTTATTAATGCACTTGAATCTGGTTCTACAACTGCTGCTGCTGCAGCTAAGACATTAGCTGATAAGGGTGCAGAAGGATTTAAGAAAGATTTACGTGGTAGAGTTGCTAAACTCATATTTGATATGATTTTTGCGTGTCGTAGAATTTCTAAAGATTTAATTTTCCAAGATGCTGGTTCTGCATTAGCAGCAATTAATCAAAGCGGAACTACAGAATTAGAGTTTGTTTTCTTTAAAGGACCTAAATCTAATCCTAAAGCTTATGCTGAACGTTTTATTGACTCTGTAAAACGTGATCCAGAAATTGCTCTTCTAAGCAAGAAGCTTGATATTGTGCCTGAAACATATTATAAGAACGATATTGTAGAAGACCGCAAAGGAAGTGTCCTTTATAAGTTGTTCATGACTAAAGAACCTAATTTTGATGATATGATAGCAGACATTGATAAATACAAAATTGTTGATTCTACTGTCGCTGAATTAAGTGGTAAGGTTGAAAAACAGTTGAAGGAAATTTACGAAAAGTCTGAACGTGGTAACTTAGTTTCTGTTTACATGGTTCCATTGAAGATTGATGATGAATTAATCAGAGAAATCGTAAATAGCGACAAGATTCATAATATTGATGAATGCTATACTGCTATTGCTAAGAAAATTAATAATGAATTGGGTGATGCACTAAAGCAAGTTGCTAAGATCAGTGATTATATTGGTTTTATTCCAACAAAGACTTATGGACTTAACCTTTATTTCAAGGATAAAGATACTGCTGAAGATCTTGCTGAAAAGATGAATCAGACTGGTCCAGAAGGTGCAAAGGAACGTAAGAAATATGACAAGAAGATGTCTCAACATTATCAGTTACTTGGTAAGGTTGATGGATTAGAGTTGAAATACCCAGGTGATGGTAGTGATGAAGCAATGACAGAATTCTTTAAGAATACCTTATTTGCTAGAGCACATGTTATTAAATTGATTAAAGAAAAGTATAAAGACATTCTTGAATTGTATAAATTTAGTGCTACAATAAAGACTGACTTTATTACTGCTATTTCTAAGGAAGATAATAGAGCAGCGGTTAGCTCATTTATTGACAGAGTTATAAATGCAGCTAAGACTAGTGATAATTTCGAAGGTATTTCTATTCCAGACAAGACTACAATTAATTTCTACTCTCGCAAAGAAGAATCTTGTAAGTTTATTAAGGAAAAGATTTCTAATATTGAAAATCTCACTAAATTCTTTGAATTTAATAATGGTGCTCCTGAAAGAGTTAAATTCACAAGTGGTGACGTTAGCAAGATTAAGGAATTATGTAATCCAAGTAATTTGATTGCTCTCTTCTCTGATAAGTATGAAGAAAAATTAGGCTTTATTACTAAGGAATTAGAATTAAAGCTTGTTCCAGAAAAGTTATTTACTAATTGCGGTTTAGGTTCATTATTAGCAGGTGCAAGATTTATTGGTTCATTTAGCGAAACTGAAATAAAAACATCTACAGAACCTGAAGCAACTGAAACAGAACCAGCTACAACAGAAGGTGAAACTACAACGGAATCGTTCAAAAATGTATTTAAATCTAGCTTATTACGTTCTATCAATATGTTGAATGAAGCAAGAGCTGGTGCAAGTTCTGCTAATCCGCTTGGCGAAGAAGTAATTAAGAATATCGTTGAAATTATAAATGAAAAAGGCGGTATTAAATTTACTGGAAAGAAGTTCGAAAAATTAAATAAGATTACAGTTGATAAATTTATTAATAGCTATATATCTGATGAAGATAAGAAACAACGTGCTAAAGCTGGTCTTGTACAAATATATTATAACGTTTGGGATAAAGTTATGAGTATTGCTGCAAAGAAAGCTAAAGAAAATGAATTTAAATGGGAACGTAATGAAAACACTCTTGTAATAAGAGCTTCAGACCGTGCTTCTCAAGAATTCATAAAATTTATGAGCACTTATTCTAATAATATAATTCAGAATACTACTTCATTTGAAGGTAAGCTAACAGATCATCTTATTTTCCAAGACATTAAAAAATAAAATTAAAAACCAGGTTAAAAGCCTGGTTTTTTAATATAAATAAAAATATGGCAGGAATTACAACACAAATTAATGATTTTACCAATAACAAGTTTATAATTCGTTTTTCAAATCTTGTTAATATGACGAATTATGATCTTGATACTCATATCTTGGACAACTATGTAAAGAATGTAAGTGTTCCAGATTTTTCTATTCCAATGCTTGATACTCGTTATCAGCATGAAAGACAGTTACACCCAAATCCAATAGGTGCAAGAGATTTGCAGACTATGAATATTGAGTTTATGCTCGATGAAAATATGCAAAACTATTATTTGTTCTATTGCTGGATTTATTGGATGCGTTTTGGTGAAGCATGTGGAAAAACTACAGCAAAAGGTGAAGAACTTTTACGTATGGACTGTATCGATGCAATCGAATTAATTTCTTTGAACAATAATAACAAGATTATTTCAAAGATGAAATTCAAACATGCTATTCCAAATAATTTGGCACAGTTATCATTGCAATATGGTTCTGCTGATAATGTTACTTATGTCGTTACTTTCGAATATGAACAAATTGAGTTACAGCTCGAAAATAAAGAAGATTTAACTGAGACAATAGATAGAACAATTCAGTAAAATATAGAATTAAATTTTTACGGGCTTTAAAACGGCCCGTTTTTTGTTATTTTATAAATATATAAATGTTAAAAGACCAATTACATATAGCAATAGATGATAATGAATGTGACCGTACTAATAATATAGTAAACGGATATTTTTATATCATATATTATGATGCAATGACAGAACAAGCACAAAAAGAAGGTTATGATAGAGCACCTGTAATTTACTGTTTTGCACCAGACCAAAATAATATAAATTGTTTTTGGGCAGTTAATTTCCATTATTTTAATAAACGTGTACAGGAGTATATTTTGCAAAGAATGATAAACTATTATGACATAACCAACGGTAATGACAAACGAATTATACTTGGAACTAAAGATTTATATAATCTTTATACAAATATAGTTCAAGGAGTCAGATGTTATAATAGAAAGGGAGTATTCGATGCGTACAGAATTAAAAATCAATACATACCGAAATACTTAGAAGTATCACCAGAATTTGTAATAACTAATGAAAATAAAGTTAATACAGATTTTATTCTTGCACCTGGAAACAAAGGTTTTTAATGGATTATCAAAAAATATATTGGGATATTATTTACAGAGCACAGAAACGAGATAACAATTTAATATTAGAAGTAGAAAAACATCATATCATTCCTCGAAGCGAGGGCGGTTCTTCTAAAAAATCAAATCTCGTTGAGCTAACTATAAAGGAACACTTTATAGTTCATAAACTATTGATTAAGATGGGAAAATGTCTCAAATATTGCTATAGACATTTAAAATCAAGTCGAGATTACGTTAAAGAAAAAAGAAAAGAACGTAAAAAGAAAGGACTATATTACGAACATAAAGACTCAGATTTATATTAAAGAAAAATTAAATTATTTTTACAAAGTATTGCATTTTGCAATACTTTTCTATATTTAAGTGTAAAAATAAGGAAACATATAATGAAAGTATTGATATTTGATATTTCAAATCTCATGATGAGATGTCTGTTTGCACAGATACCGAGTCCAACAGAGACGAAATTCAGAGAATTTAAAATGACTTTCTTATCATCGTTTATGAAAGTCATCAAGGACAATAATCCAGATAAGGTTATTGTCGTAGAAGATTCAGAAAGCTGGAGAAAAGAAATCTATCCAGAATATAAAGCTAACAGAGCTGCAAAGAGAGAAGCATCAGTTGTTAACTTCGATGTTTTCTTTCCCGTCTTTGCTGAATTTCTTGAAAAATTACAAAAGTGCTTTGGCAATATTCAGTTCATGAAAATTCCCAGAAGTGAAGCTGACGATATCATAGCAGTTATAGTGAAGAATAAACCAGAATGGGAAATTATCAATGTTTCTGGTGATAAAGATTTTTACCAGCTCTATCAATTCCGAAATTATCGTCAATTCGATGGCGTAAAGCATGAATTTATCGAATGCTTTAATCCTGAACAGGAATTGCTTGTAAAGATTATTCTCGGTGATAAAGGCGATAATATTCCAGGTCTTAAAAGAGGTGTTGGTCCTGTAAAAGCATTGAATATTATAAATGAAAATCTCGATAAATGGATCGATGAACAATGTCTTAGAGACCGTTATGAAATGAATACAAAGTTGATTTCGTTTAAGTGTATTCCTAAGGATATTGAACTTGCTATTATGGAAAATTTAAATAATTTTGTTCCTGGTAAATTCGATGGTAAACAATATTTTAAATTTGTTCAAATGGAAGGACTTCCAGGTCTTATGACAACTCTGGCAGAATACTCAGAAATTATTAAAAAGTTAAAATAAAGGAAAATGATGCAAAGTAATATTGTTAATTCAGTATTTGGTTCGTTTACAACTATCATAAAAGAAAAATGTAGAGAAACCCCGCCGAAAGTAATTGCGGATTCTAATGGTTCTTCTGAAGAAACTGGCGTTATTCAAATTATTAAGACTAATACAAATTTGAATGTATTGCATAAATCTCAGAATCCAAATTATATTCTTCTTTATGAAGCACATAAGAAAAATCCTAAGGATTGGAGATTTACAGACTTTGACCGTTCTGAAGGTGACTTCTATCTTTCTGGTTATAGAATTGATTTGAAGGTTGCGTCTAAGCCAATGGGCAAAGAAAAGGAAAAGGGACTTCCAAGCTTTGTCGCAGGAAGTATACCCGTAAGTAGTCTCGTAGATTTCCCTAAGGGTGATGGCAGATCCCTTTATTGGTGTGTCTCTAATGATTGGTCAAGACAATTCTTAGTAGATGCAGATGATGTTCTGGAATTTGTTTCTAAAAACGAAAGATACAAGACTGTGTTAGAAGCATTCCGTAATGATAAAGCAGCAGGTAAGCCAATGAATGCCAAGGCTTTTGATTATAAGGATATTTTTGTCACTATCAATCAATTACCTCAAACTGCATATGAAGAGTTATACTAATTACAAATAAGTAATAAACATTATATTTGATAAATAATGAAAATTAGGGTTTACAGACAACCCTAATTTTTTTATATTTTATAATATGGAATTAAAGTATAAACACCTTTACAAAACTGTATTATCAGAATATCAAAATCTTAGTAAATGTGCCAGGCTTAAAGTTGCAGCACTCCTTGTAGAAAAAGGACGTATTATTTCTTGTGGATATAATGGAACACCACCTGGTCATACAAACTGTAATGAATTGTTTAAAACTGAAGCTGGTAAATTTTATTACCGAGAAAAAACAGAAGATGTTTGGATTGAAACTGATGAAGAATCATGGAAAGCAAAACATCATGAATTTGCTAATGAAAACGAACTTCATGCAGAGCAATCTTGTCTTGGTTATTGTTTAAAATGGAAAATCGATATATCTGGTGCTTCCATGGTTGTTTCACACGAACCATGTGAAAGTTGTGCCAGACTTATTGTTGCATCTGGCATAAAAAATGTATTGTTTGTTAATAAATATGATCGTGGTTCCAGAGGAATCGAATTTCTCAAGAAATGTGGAGTTGAAGTAGAACAAATATGAGTAATATAAATTATAGTATGATTGTTGCCGCTTCTGATAATAACGTTATCGGTAAGAATGGAACAATGCCATGGCATCTAAAATCTGATTTACAAAGATTTAAAGAACTTACTACTAATCATTGCGTCATTATGGGTCGCAAGTGTTATGAATCTATTGGTAAGCCATTGCCTAATAGAACAAATATTGTAGTTTCATCAAATATGGATCTTGAAATTCCTGGTTGCATTGTAAAACCTTCTTTACAATATGCAGCAGATTATGCAAATTCAAGATATGATTCGACACCTTTTATTATTGGTGGCGGAACACTATATAGACAAGCAATTAATCTTGTCAATTTCTTATATTTGACAAGAGTTCATACTACTATTGAAGATGGTGATGTTTTCTTCCCTGAAATTGATATGAATCAATGGGAAGTAACTTCAAGCACTGATTTTAAGGCTGACGCCGATAATGATTTCGATACAACATTTATGATATTAAGGAGAAAAAGATGATAGGTGCTATTATTGGTGATGTTGTTGGTTCACCTTATGAATTTAATGCCAATAATATCAAAACAACTGATTTCCCGTTATTCAGTGAAAAGTCAGCTATTACTGATGATTCGGTTATGACTTGTGCCGTAGCTGAAGCATTATTTTATGCAGGAAATTCAGAATTATATTTTAAAGATACTTTGATTGAAACCATGAAGGCATATGGTCAGGTATATCAGAATGCTGGATATGGACCTAAATTCAGAGTTTGGTTATTTAATAGTTCTAAAGAACCGATTAACAGTTTTGGAAACGGTAGTGCAATGAGAGTTTCTCCAGTAGCTTGGAGATATAATGATTTAGCTAGTGTTTTGAAATATTCTAAATTATCTGCTGAAGTTACGCATAATCATCCTGAAGGAATTAAGGGAGCACAGGCCGTAGCTTCTGCTATTTTCTTAGCAAGGTCTGGTAAGAATAAGAAAGAAATTTATGAATATATCGTTTCTAATTTTGGTTATGATTTGAGTAAATCATGTGATGAAATAAGGCCAGATTATAAAATGGATGCTACTTGTCAAGGGTCTGTTCCACAAGCCATACGTGCATTCCTGGAAGGTAATACGTTTGAGGAGTGTATTCGACTAGCTGTCTCGTTAGGAGGCGATAGCGACACGATTGCATGCATTACAGGCTCGATTGCAGAAGCTTATTATACAATACCATTCTGGATTAAGAAAAAAGTCATAGATATGTTAAAACCTAAGGAACTTTTATATCCTTCATATATTATGTTTTCTAAAAGTTTTATAAATAATGTATGATAATAAATTTCCAAGAATTAGATAAGCGACTTGAGAAGGTTTTAAACGTTATAGTCTCTTTAGGCTTTTCCTATGAAATGTTCTCAAATCAAAAGATTAACATTATTGACAATAACGTAAGTTTTGCTGAAAAACGCAATATAGGCGTAGTAACCCTATTAAATTCTGGTAAACTTACAGTCCGTGTTTATGGATATAGAAAGAGGGTAACTCTGAAATATCGCATGAAATCCAATGAGATAGTTTTCACACCTAATGCAAAATTATCAGAAGTTGGGTCCAGAACACGTGCATTGCTCAAAAAATACGTAACTGTAAATAAAACATTATAAATAATATAAAAAGAAATTATAGGAGTTTAAAATGGACGCTAAAGAATTAAATTTCAAGGAATATCTCGAAAATAAGAGAAAGATGGATGAAGAACTTCAGATGCAGCAACAGAAGTCCGAAGCTGAACAGAGCTTACAGACTCAGGCTATGAATGGTTCTGCAGAAAGCTTGATTGCTCGTTATGTTGGTCGTGGTGACTTGAAGGCTGGTCTTGCTCAGCTTGGCCAGGATTTGGGTAATGCAATCGTCAACTATGCACTCAATACTTTCGTTACTGACGATATGTTTGATTCTCAGGATGCTAAGGCTAAGTATCAGAATATTGTCAATCAGAAGATTCAGTTGCAGGCTGTTGGTTCATTAGTCGACATCCTTAAGCACATGGGTATCGATCTTCAGAATACCAAGACTGCTTTGACTATCTAATTTTTAGTAAAATTCTTTTAAATGACTGGTTTTTATTAACCAGTCTTTTTTATTATAAATCATAAATATAATAATAAATAAATTTAATTCATATATAGCTCCTATAAATGGATGTTGGAAACAGCATCCATTTTTTTAATTATAAATATTGAGTAGATTTTAATAGTGAATAATGGTGAATCCTCTTTTTAATATGATGACAAAATTCTTAAACGACAACGGTTATATAAAGTTGAGCAAGTTTTTATGGGGAAAACACGTAAAAACCAACATTGTAACCGGTAATATGATTATAGTAAATTTGATTTATAATACAATTACTGTATTGAAATTAAAAGATCATTTTCTTTTTGTAAAGCATGCTCCAAACCTAGAGCTAGTTAATACAAAATACAATACTGTAACAGAATTTAAACGATTTGTTATACAAAACGAGAAAACCCAATTAGAATTCCTTAAAAAACAAAAAGAATGGAGTAAACGTAAATGAATGAGATTGACGAATATAATTACTGCTTATCTCAGATAGATATGCTTAAAGAAAAACTCAGGAATATGGGTTTTATGTATGACGAATACCATGGTTGGTATAATTATTATAACAGACCACTTTCTAAAAAACAACAAGATGAAGTAAATGATGCGAAAACGAAAATCCAGAAATATTCGGAATATTCTGGCAAAATCCGTAAAAAACTAGGTTTCTAATTGTTATAAATAATATAAAATTAGAAGGAATTTTATATGAATTTAGAATACGCAGCTTATTTACTAAATGAAAGTC